CTTTAGACGCTGACAACTGGTTATATGGAAACAACATGATCCCGCGATCTTTGTCTTTCCATGCGCGAGACATACCAGAAAGGTAATCCGAACGGTACGCGCCCTTAGCCTCATCTATCGCAGGCTTTACGATCTGCTTAGCGTCCTTAAAAAACTGTTTCTTAACCTCAGGCTGAATCTTTTGGAGGGCTTTCAAAGTGGACTCGAGTCCTTGGACTTGCATAGTCATTTGTTGCGCTCCTTCATGATCTCTGCGACTGTCAGGAGGTCGTCAACATCAAACTCTACATCATCAGGGAAGTAGCCCGTTAGGACTAGGAGCTGCGCTAGTGAGTGTCTGAAACTTCCACTGGGGTAACTTTTCCCGAATCACTATTCACGATCTCAATGTCCACAAGTTTGTTAACGAAAGAGTCAAACTCTACGGGGATGGACTGACCGTGTTCGGTCTGAATCTTCGCGGCGTGCCACGCCATAAACGCCATATCTTCCATACCGAAGTTCTCGGCAAGGTCACTCGTTTTCATTTTGAACTTGCGTTCCCAAGCAACCAATGTTGAGAGCGTGGTCGTGATCGTGGCGGGTCCGTAACCGATATCAAATCGGATCGTGAGTTTCATGTCGGGTCCTTTGTTCAGGTTTGTTTACGGGGTTTCAGTCCAAGCGAAAGTTCCGCCCATGAACGTCACGCTGACAGTCGATAATTCTCCGAGCGTGTATGCGACGGGGAGCTCCTCAAGGAAACTGTTGGACAGTGTGCCTAGCGGGTTAGTTGCACTCACTACAGCGGACGATCCTTTAATGGTGATCGTCGCAATGTTCGTGCCCACCAAAGATTTTAGAGTGCTGTAAGTCTCCGAGCTCGCCGTGCTCCAGTACAAGTCAAGCGTCAAGGAGTTGTCTTGCAATCCTGCAGTGTACGAAATAGCGGTAGAGCCGAAAGCGTTAGCCTGTAACGCGGTGATCTTTTGCGACAAGGTTGCCGACGTGCACTGGTCGGATAGATCCACTGCACCGATGGATACGACTGGGTTTGATAGATATGTTGCTGTGGCCATGACGGATCAATCCTTTTTATTGTTGGTCGCGTCGGGCTTCTCAGATAATTTAGCACTCTTGCTCGGGTGAGTGTCGGAACGCTGAATGAACCCGCCAGCGAGCAACCACTCAATGTCGTCGGACGGTTGGGCCATAAACGGTTTCCCGATCTCGCCCACTCGAATTGAACTAATGATGTAACGATCCATGACTATCCGTTCTGTGCTTGTAATGGAATGATGAGTTCGTACCCTGCATAATCCGCCCCGCCGACCGTGACAACTTTCGGTGATGCCGACATGACCGCAATGTTTTTAAGTACCAAAGCAGACGTAAGGTTCAGCAGCTGACGCAATGCGTCAAGGTTGCCGGGGCCATTGCTGATTAGCGTGACGGGGAATGTCATTTTGACAATGTTGTAGTTGAACGATTCGATGGATGGAGCGTCCACAAAAGCGCAAGGTGGAGCGATATTGCGAGGATCATTAACGACACGAAGGCCCGCAATAGTTTGGAGAGTAGTGACCAGATCATCTAGTGCCTCGTTCAGGAAGTCCGTGTAAGCCATTTTAAGCCACTTGCGGTCTGTTGATGCCTAACAACTGTTTGACGATGCCTGAGAGCCCTACAACGGGTGCTGAGCCCATGTCAGTGAACGACGCGAACTGGTCTACGCTTCCACGCTGACGGTAAAGGGCTGAGCCATACATCAAAGTTCCGAGGGTTGCATCTCCGCCGGGTGAAGTTGACAGTGAGTCTATGTATCCCGATTCTTGACGACGCCTAAAACAGAACGCGTTCGCGGCAGCTGCACACTGAACCAAAAAGGCGGTTTCGTCACCACTGGTCGTAATTCCGAGATATGTCGCGATCTGTGGCCCTGTCACCCAAGTGCAAAGTTGCTCAAAAGTGATCGTGCCCGTGATCGCCTGCAACTCCATTGGAGTTTCAGATTCCGCCCACATGACCGCGTTAGCGAGAGGGTAAGAAGTGTCATACTCGATAAGCCCTTCAGTGTCAACGTTGATCGGCAAGTATTGGGGCATCGCGTAAACGGTTTTGACACCGTTATAAATTGCGTCCCATCCTGCGACCGTGATCGTTGCACCGACCACGATCTCGTTCGGGGTGAGCGTTGTTACGCACACATAACCCGGAACGATGACCGCAGTCTGGAGTGTGTATGTTGCCGTCAAGACGGCCTCCGATCAGGCTTGTGTGATCTTGCGGATCATTGAGCCGACGGCAGCGAAGGTGCTGACGTAAGCGTGAACCGAGAACAAACGGCTGAGGGTGGAAGGCTGTTCTACGGACATGATTCCGCGGATGCTTTCGTAGTACTCAAAAGCCTTCGAAGCGTTGGTGATGATCATGGTCTTTGCAGCGAAGTTGCTGTCCACGACGATCTCAAGTCCGAGCGGGTTTGCGCCAACCCAAGTGGTTGCGTTTCCGCCACCGAGAGCGTTTTGACCAGCGAGACCCGGTCCGCCAACATACGGGAACAATGGACGGTTGCTTGAGTCAACTACTTGACCCAACTGGCCCCAAACATCAGGCGACACGAAGATCGTGTCGGGGAAGAAGTTGGTTCCGTTTGAAACGTCAACTGCTGCGTCGTAGATGGACTTCATCAAGTCGACTGCGGTGAGGTCCCATACGCCCGATGTGGTTGCAGCGGTGAGGAGTGCGTCGGCTGCGATGTCGTCGGTCTTGTACATGAGTTCGCCCATGAGGTCGGCCATGATCAACTGCATTGCCGCGGGTGACGTGAAGTCAATGTCCTGCATTGACAAACTGACCTGACCTGCAACAGTGGTTTTGCTGATCGTGTTGGAAGCAATCACCATCGTGGTCGCGGACACGGCATCAAACTCGGCGGCCTGAGCAGCTGCAGTCGTGTGAGTCGTGATGGTCGGACGGATGAAAGTCTTTTGTGCGCCACCGTCAGGATAAGCGCGAGCACCTAAACGATTAACAACTGGACGGACGAAGTTGATGTTCTGCACGAGCGGGCCCAACACGGGGACTGGGAGCAAGCCGGGCGTGTTCGTGGTAGCAACATCGCCAGCTGCGGCTTCGTAGGTTGACTGGTTTTCAATCTTCCAATCGGTGACCGACTGGTTGACCTTTGCGAAAGTTTCTCCGCCCTGATGGAAAGCAGCCATCCATTCGCCAGCCGAAGGAAGGCGTGGAGCGCGCTTCGGTTGAGCGAAAATCATTGGGGTGGTTGGTGCGGCTTCAGGTGCAGCGGCTTCAATATGTTCCGACATGGGTGTCTCCTCGACTTGTGGTTCTGTTACTGAGATTTCGTCGGGAGTCGTGTTCGCGGAAGCGGCCACATCTGTGATAGTAGCACCGCTAAAGGCGGGTATGGGGACAAGGCTCAACTCGCGCCATATAGCGGAAGTGATAACGAGAGTCCCGTCATCGTTACGGGTAGAGGTGAGAACATCTACACCAACCGAAACATTGTCTAACACGCCTTCTTTGGCGAGTTGCAATGCTTCGTTTCCTGCTGCAGTGTCCGCAATCTTGGCACTGAACAACATTCCTTCAGGGGTTTCGGTGCGTGAAACAACAAGGCCGACAGGCTGCGATGAGTCGTGATACATGAACAGTTTTGGGGCTTTACCATCTACGGGTAGTGAGCCGGGTGCGAAAGATACTGAAGTCCCGTCGCTGACTGTTGCGTTCACGTTGTATGGCGCGGCAATACCTGAGATGGTGCGCGTCGGTGTTTCACCAGCTGCGGCTTCAACGTCTACGGCGAAACCTGCGGACAAAGTTAATTTCATGATTCTGACTCCTGAGTTGGGGTTGATTCTGTTGGCATTTCTTCACTCATCATTGACTCGAGATAGGAGTCAATATCAAACTTCACATATGTTCCGCGAGGCAACACATTGTTCATGCTTAAAGTTTGCGACACACAGTCAAGATACTGACGTGCGCCGAATAGGTAAAGGTCCTCGCGTGCACCCGCTGACGTCGTGTACTGATATGAGCCGATGTCAAATCCAGCAAGATAAAACGGGATATTCCCGACCCTGCACATCTCTTTACCGCTGAAGTCCGCGGAGTCAATCATCAACATATTGTCGGGTAGGGCTTTTGTTTCCTCATATTTTAGGAACTCGTTAAGAGCTGCAGTCTGATTATTGAGACGCGCATTATTAAACGAGGTCGCAAGGTCCGCTAACTCTTGAGCCGACAACGGTTCCCCACCAGTCTGCGACAAAATGCCAGACGGCAACGACGATTGGGCGTTACGGTAACGCGACTGCTCAACACGCAACGCAGTCTCAATCGCGGTTTGTGACTGATAAATGATCCCTTGCACCGGGCTAATGAACTGGACTAGATCGTTCGGGTCAATCATTCCGCCTTGAAAATACACTTCTTTAGACGGGCCGAACCATACGGGGCCCGCCTGATCTTGCGTATTAACAGAGCCCGCGGGAAGCCTTGTGAATGTTGCGGGGAAACCGTCCGCGGTCCGTGACGTGATATACCAAAAGGCTCGCCCATAATAGAATAAATCATCCAATGTCCAAGCCATAAGCGTGGCGTAAGTGATCGTCGGGTCGGGTTGGCGGAGCCATGAACGCGGAGCGATATAGACGCACTCCATCTCCTTATCGGTGTCGTTCCAAACCTCGTTATACATTTCCAACTGGGTGGATGAGATAACGGAAGCAAGAAGGTCACGCGCTCGACTTAACGTCGGAACACTATTTGCACGGTTACGACCGTCGCCTTCATAGTACGCAAAATACTGGCCGATAAAGTTCGCGCCCTGATTCTGCTGATACGTCCCATACGATCCCGCAGCTGCAGCCTTATGCGCATCAGTAAACGGCGACACCGCCGCTTTCGTAACCTCTTTACGCGTAAACAATCCCATTAGCAATCCGATCGGTGAGTGTGCCGATGGGACCCCGACGATCCCACCGACACGCCCCTACAATACTTCAACCGACTACCATGATGGGTTTTGCGCGGTTCTGATATTTACTCGACAACGCGATCCCCCACACGGCACACTTCGCCAACTCAATCGGACCGGGGCTTGACTTGTGCGACAACGTGACACCCATCCCTGTCTTAATCATGACGGCACGGTTCATATGTTCCGACAAAGTGAGTTGCCCAAGATGCTTAACCCGTTTCTCAAGAATCATCTTTTGGGCTAGGCCCGTGAACTTGATTAACTCCGCCTGACCAACAATGGTCATCCTGCGACGCAAGTGAAGCGGTGCGTGAATCTCAAGGCTCGGTGTGATGGCCAGTGCGACCTGTTTATCTTCCATGACTCGTTCAATTTCCGCCCACATTGCCTCTTCGTTATCAACGATGAACTCAACAAACGTCGTAACAATCCCGTCCACCATTGACGAACGGACACCCACATAACGGTTCGTGTCCATGCTCATCTCAACACACAAGACACCCCCAGCCGGCATCGGATCATCAGTTTTACAAGACCCCCACACGCCCTCATCTAGCCAAGAGCCCCTACTGCTAATGAACATATTAAGGTGAGCACGCAAGAAACTGTCCTTCTTAGACACCGCCTGCAACGCCTCAATCGTGATCGTTTTACCCAACGCAGGGTTCGCATAACCCCAGTTCGCTGGGTCACGCCAATCCCGATCACCAATACTCCACTCAGCAAAATACAGTCGCGACGGCTCCTTCTTTTCAATCTCGTTAATCGCCGTCTCCCGCATATGAATCATCGCCACACTCGACTCATCCCCCGCCGTTGACCAGCACGAAAGCAACGGAGACTTGCGCGCAATCTGAGACGGACGCAGGGCCTCCGACAAACACTTCTCCGACACGTTGAAAAGTTCGTCCACCACAATCAAGTCACAACTTTGTCCGTGCAAGTTCGGGCTAGCAGCTCTGACTTCCCAAACACTTCCATCCGGCATCGTGACCGACTTACGACCAAAGGTCCTCATCGCCTTACCGCCAAAGATGTCCACAAGGATCGGAACCAAACTATTAAAGATCGCCTCCGCACGATCCAAACGGTTAGCGACGCTCAAGATGTTTTGAGGCGTACCACGAATCTTTGCGAAGTCCGTCAACCACCAACCGATCAAAGCCTGCAACCCAACCGACTTACCGTTCTGACGCGCCGTACTGCATAAAGATTCACGGAACTGCAAAGCACCATCCTCATCGTGACTAAGTTGCCCAGACAAAGCCAAGATTTGCCACTCAAAAAGACAAATGTTTTGATACGTCTCCGCCCACTTAGCAACTTGGGGGCCATAAGACAGATTCGATAGCCCGGTCGTCTCCAATCTCGGTTTATAGTCGCTGAGCAGGGCAAATGCAGACTGGTTCCCGCCAGTTCCCGCCAGTTCAGGGTCAGGAGAGTGTGAGAAGTTAAG